CAGAATGGCAGATGATATTGCAGAAATTATAAGGAGGTTCCGAGACTTAGACAACATTAATGTGTATGTAATTGCTAAGCTAAAAAGGATTATAGATGAAGTTAGTAGTTTAACTACTTATGCTCCATCTATTCCTGGTAAGGTTATGCTCCAAGACTTACCTTACTTTTTTGATCTTGTATTTGCTATGAAGTTCCAAAAAGGATCAGATGGCTCTGATACTAGGATTATCCAGACTAAAGGTGATCTTCAATGGATTGCTAAAGATAGGTCTGGAAAGCTGGACAAAATAGAAAAACCTACTTTGTCTGGAATATTCACAAAAATCATAGGAGAATAAAATGGCACAGCTACCAGGGGCATATATGTCCGAAGAAAATCACGAAACTTCAGGTTTTTCTATTATTCCTGAAGGGAATTATATCGCTCAGATTATAAAATCAGAGTGGAAGGATACTAAAGCTAAAAATGGTAAGTATATTGCACTTACACTTAAAATTGTAGATGGGGACCACAAAGGTAAAGTTCTTTTTGAGAACTTGAACCTAATTAATCCTAATCCTCAAGCTGTAGAAATTGCTACTAAAACTATGAATAGTATTTGTGCTGCTTGTGGCAAAGTTAATGTAGAAGATACAGATGAGCTTCACGCTATTCCTATGACAGTAGTTGTTAAAATTACTCCAGCTAAAGGTGACTTCCCTGAGAGTAATAAAATTTCTGCTTATCTGCCTATGGATGGAGAAGAATTTACTACACCCTGGGATTGATTTGTAGTTATAGTCTAATAGCTCCCTTAAGCTTATGTTTAAGGGAGTAATTTAGGCCATAAATACAGGAGGATAAAATGGTTAAACTTATTAGCTCGAAGCCTTCCACTTTAACTATGTTAGAAGAGGGTATGATTGATGTAGAACCTAGAACGTACATAGGTATGTCGTCTATAGGGCACGAATGTATGAGATATTTGTGGTTCAATTTTAGATGGGCGTTCTCGTCTAGGATTACAAAACGTCAAGCAAGGCTGTTTAGTAGAGGGCATAGAGAAGAAGAAGTTATTATACAAGAACTAGAAAAAATAGGTATTAAATGCCATTCATTTCAGGAAGAATTTGTACTTGGATGGGGGCATATTAAGGGCCATTGCGATGGGATGTGCGACAATGTTCCTGAAGCACCCAAGACTACCCATCTGCTTGAAATTAAAACGATGAATGACGCAGCTTTCAAGGATATATGGAAGCGAGGTCTAGAGGTATCTAAGCCTATTTACTATGCTCAGTGTATTATTGGTATGTACGGCTATGGGCTATCCAGAGCTTTATTTATTTCCACTAATAAGAATGACGATGCTTATTATGTAACTAGAGTTAGAGAAGATAAACGAAGAGCTAAAGATTTAATTCGTAGAGCTGAATCTATTATACTATCAGAAGAGCCTCCAGCTAAGATTTTTAAACCTACATGGTATGCATGTAAATATTGTGATGCTAATGCTATATGTCATTATGGTGGAGCTTTGAATTTTAATTGTAGGACGTGTATTAATTCTTCTCCTGGTAAAGAAGGTAAGTGGTACTGTAAAGAAACTACAGAAATAGATACTAAAAAGCAGAAAGAAGGCTGTTCAGACTATTCACCGATTGTATTTGTATAAATTTTATTGATATATAATATCAATTCTATTTACTATAGAAATATCAATCTATCTATATATCTATGATTCGATTCTACCTACCCAGGGAGCTGACAGCTGATCTTTCATATATAGATCAATATAGATATATTCATCATCTCTATCATTCAATATAGATCAATCTGAGAATTTAATCATTTCATTAAATAGATTTGATAATGGTTATCAATAAGAACACCGTAGCGAAATTGGTATACGCAGCTTTAGTATTATCCCCTAGGTACGAGACGGTACATGGGCAATACTTCCCGGGCTTACGAACTATTCTAGATAACGGGTAGAGTTATTACGATGCCTTAGGTAAAGGAAAACTCTAAAAATCGTATGAGGGTTCGACTCCCTCCGGTGTTCGCCACTAGTAGGTTACTATGAGATTTCAGACTAGACAATATCAAGTAGATACTGTATCTCACTGGATAGATTCTTTTAATGATAAAGAAGCTAATCCAGTTATTGCTGTCCCAACAGGTGCAGGTAAGACTGTTATAATGTGTATGTTTATTCAGAAATGGTTGGATAAATATCCAGATCATAACATCCTTATACTGTCCCATACTCAAGAAATTATATCCCAAGATTATGATGCTTTACTAGAATACTTTCCTAAGTTCGGTCTAGGTATATATCAGGCTAGCTTGGATAGTAGGGATATAAGAAAGATAACAGTAGCCAGCATACAGTCAGCGTACAGATCGAAAGAATTATTCAGTAACTTCCACTTGTGTATAGTAGATGAAGTCCATGCAGTGAACCATAAAGACAGTGGAATGTATAGAACTTTGTTCAATTACATTGACTGTAGAATTACTGGTATGTCTGCTACTGTGTATAGAACTGGCCATGGTTTTATATACAAAGGTAAAGACTCTTTGTTTAATACATTAGCATACGATCTTACATCCATGACTAACTTTAATAAGTTAGTGGATGATGGATACTTAACAGATTTGATTAGCAAAGCTACAGACTATGAATTAGATTCTAGTGAAGTAAAGAAAACTGCAGGTGATTATAATATAAAAGACCTGTCTAGAACCCACGACAGAGAGTCTGTAACTAAATTAGCTATAGAGGAATTAATTAAAACTGGTAAGAACTATAAAAAGTGGTTAGTATTTGCTATTGATACAAAGCATGCTTCTAATATTACAAAAGAATTAATTAAACATGGTATTGAAGCTGACGAACTTCATACCAAGATGAAAAAAGATAGAACAGAAGTTATTGAAGGGTTTAAATCAGGATCCACTAGGGCTATTGTATCCGTAGGTATGGTTACTACAGGATTTGATGCTCCTAATGTAGATTTAATAGTACTACTTAGGCCCACTTTATCTACTGTTCTTCATGTCCAGATGATAGGTAGAGGGCTTAGAACGTTTCCTGGAAAGAGTCATTGTTTAGTCCTAGATTTTGCAGGTAATATACCTAAACTAGGCCCTATTAATAATCCTATTATAAAATCCAAAACACAAAAAACAGGTAAAGAAGGGATACCAGGGCTAGCCCCCACTAAGACTTGCCCTAGATGTAAAGTTATAACCCATTCTACAGCTAAGATGTGTAAAGTATGTGGATATGCTTTTCCTTCTACAGTTAACTTATCGTTTAAACCTCATGATGCTCCTGTAGTAGAAAAACCAGATAATTGGCTAAATGTAGATTCAGTACATTATTCAATACACACTAAACCTGGAAAACCAGAATCAATTAAGGTAAGTTATTTGTGTGGATCCACTGTAATAAATGAGTGGATATGCTTAGATCATAAAGGATATGCCAAAGCTAAAGCTGATAGATGGGTACAGAGAAGGGATCCGACGTGTAATATATTTACTACTCAATTCGTATTTCACAGGAGGCATAAACTAAGGCAACCTAAGCAGATTATGGTAGAAAGAGATGGACAGTATTTAACCATTAAAAACATGAGGTTCCATGATGGTGTATGAACTTATCAGAGATTTAGGAGAATTTAATAATTACATAGACTATGATAAACCCGTATTCTGTGATACAGAAACATGCATAGAAGAGGGAAAAACAGACGGAGGCTTATACGGACTAGTTAGGCTAGTTCAGATATACCAGAGTGGATGGGATAAAGCTATTATTTTTGATTGCTTTTTTATAGAACTTAGAGATGTATTAGACATAATTAAAAACTGTCATCTAGTATTCCATAATGCAGCGTATGATTTACATACTATTAATATTCATACTCCTAATTTCTGGTATCCAGTATCTGTAGATGATACACTTTATCTATCTAGATTAGAGTATTCCACTAAGCTTAAATTCGATTTCTATTCTTGTTTGAAATATGCTAAATGTAGTGATTCTATTGTAGAGAACATTAGTAAAACTGAGAATCAAAAGTATGATTGGTCAGGGCCTATTCTTAGTTCACACTTTGAATACGCAGCGTATGACGTTATTTATTTAGAAAAATTATATAATAAAGTAGCAGGTAAGAGAGATACAAAGTCTTATAAATTGGATACTTTCAATCTAAAATACGCAGTAGAATATGATAGACGAGGTATACCTATTAATAGAGATAAGATTAAAGTAAGACTAAATGATGCACTAGCTAAACTAGAGAATATATTGGATCAATTACCTATTAATCCTAATTCTCCTAAGCAATGCCAAGAGTATCTAGGTACTAAGTCCACAGATATGGATACTCTTGTAAAGCTGTCGCTAGAAGGAAACGATCAAGCAGCACAGATAAGAGAAGCTAGACAGCTATCTAAAGAAATAAACTATCTAAAAAGATACGACAGAGACATCCTGTATGGATTCCACAACCCCAGTGGAGCAAGATCTGGAAGGTTTTCGTGTACAGGAGGAGATAGGTTTAACGCAGCTAATACTCAGCAAATTCCTAGAAGGATATTACCTTGTATCCAGGCCCCTCCTGGTCATGTAATAGTATATAAAGATTATGCAGGTCTTGAATTAAGGATGGGAGTTGCTTGGGTAGGTGAACCTACTATGGAAGCTATGATGAGGAAAGGAGTAGACCTACACTCATATACAGGGTGTATTCTATATAACGTAGACTTAGAAACATTGACTAAAATACAACGACTAGTAGGGAAGATTCTTAATTTCGGACTCATTTATGGAGTTGGAGTAATGACAGCTCAGTCCACTCTCCGTGCATGGGGAGGGATTGTAGAAAGTATTAAGAATGTAAAAATACTTATTAATAAGTGGTTCGAGGAATATGAGTATTTTAAAGCATGGCATAATATAGTTAAAAGGCATTTTGATGTATATAACTATGTTGATACGTATACTGCACTAGGCAGGCATGTAAGAGCATATTCATTGAACGATGCTCTTAATATACCTATACAGGGATCATCATCAGAGGTTACTAAAGTTTCATTAAAGATGTTAAAAGAAAGGTACCCTAAAGAATACTTGATTAATACTATTCACGATAGTAATGCTCTTATAGTTAAAGAAGATGAAGCAGAAGATTGGGTTAACGCTCTTAACGAATGTATGGTAGATGCGTGGTATTATGTAATTAAAAATTTAGCTATTCCAGATTTACCGATGCCTGCAGAAGCTGAGTATAAGATTAATTGGGAATTTTAGGAGGTAAGATGAAAGCTTATGTAGCAGGAGGGTGGTTTACACCTGAACAGGAGATAGTTCTTGCAGATTTAAAAGCAGCATGTATGTTTGCAGGATATGATACATACTATCCTAAAGAAGATTTGCTATATGTTCCTGGTAAGACTAAATCCAAGGATGTGTTTAACGAGAATCTTAACCAACTACAAGAATGTGATGTAGTAGTAGCATCCACTATGGGTAAGGACATGGGTACTATATTTGAATGCGGATATGCATATAGTATTAATAAACCTATAATTTACTATTACCCTAGTAAGGATAAGTTTAATATTATGCTATCAGAATCATCAGTGGCTGTATTTCAATACCTTCCAGATTTGATAACGTATTTAAGGGATAGCATCCATTTAAAAGGCTTTAAAAGACTTAAGTATATAGGAGAAAAAGAATAATGGATTATCTAACAGATATATACCGTTTGTCTTATATTAAAAGGTACAGTAATGTACCTAAAATAAAAGAAGAATCTGTAGCAGAACATGCTTTTTTCGTATCAGCTATAGTAATTAAACTACACGAAGAATATGAGTTCGATCTCGGAAAAGCCCTCTTACTTGCAGTAAGTCATGATATGGCTGAGATGGAATTAAACGATTGCCCTCATATTATTAAGAAAAAATACCCATCTATTGCCCTAGCATATGAAGAGTGTGAAAAAGAAGTAAGAGAATTACTACCTAAGCCCGTATCAGACGCTATACAAGAGTTCGATGAAGCTTCCACTATTGAAGCTAAGATAGTTCAATTAGCGGATGCTATTCAGTGTATTCAGTTTTCTAGAAATGAAGTAGATTTAGGTAACCAAGGATATATGAGAGTTGTACTTAATAACTCTTACAGACGAAAGATGAACTTAGAAGAGGGGATTAAAAGCCATGCCCGTAAACAAGATTGAAAGAACAACTGTATGTAAAAATTTGGATGAAACACTGTCTAGTAGAAAAGCAGTATATGGTAAGTATTACGATCAAGTGATATTGCGTGCAGACTTAATGAAATTAATGACTGAAGCATATAAAGCTAACCATAACCAGGATATGCCAGAAGTATACTATGGGTATATATGGGACATTATGAATAAGATGTCTAGGATAGCTGTATCCCCTAACCATATAGACTCTTGGCATGATGTTCAGGGGTATGCTAAAAGAGTAGAAGAATCTATCACAGAAAGGAGTGATGGTATATGAATAAGGATTATATAAGGTTTGTAGATTCTTTCTCACTAATACAAGCATATGTACATAATAATGCTATATCAAAAGGATGGTGGGAAGATGACAGAAATGATGGTGAACTGATAGCCCTTATGCACTCAGAGCTGTCAGAAGCCCTAGAGTCACTAAGGAAAGGTAATCCACCAGACGATAAGATTCCTACTTTTACGGGGCTTGAAGCTGAACTAGCTGATGTTATTATTAGAATAATGGATATGGCAGGAGCCAGGCAGCTAAAAGTAGCAGAAGCACTAGTAGAGAAGATGGAGTATAATAAGACTCGTCAATATAAGCACGGTAAATCTTTCTAGGAGAATCAAATGCCCATTAATAACGACCTTCCAGATAAGAAATTTCCTTTTACTATAAAAAGGATGGAACAACCTACCACTGAGTATTTAGAAGCTCTTTCTGCTATTAAAGTTAAACTTATTCAATCCCCGTCTCTAGAGGAATTAATGGACTATATCCCCGAGTTCGCATTAGCTACTTGGGAAGATAAGCCTAGGAGCGACTATACAGAAAAAGAAAGATACGAATGTATTACAAAATTACTAAGAGGAGAAGTATTACCTACAGCGCTAGAGACTGTAGGTCTAACTTTCCTTATATCGAATATCGACTTGATTGATGTAACCCACTTAATTAGGCATAGAACTATGTCTTTTTCAGCACACTGTACAGGAGATAGGGATCAAAGGCATGATCCATGCTTAGTCAAACCATCTATTCTAGTGGATCCAGAATATGTAGATAGATTTATGAATATAGTCGATGATGCTAAAGAGCTATATGCAGATATGGTAGACTCTGGGCAAGTATCAATCCTGGATGCTAGGACCATATTGCCTAGAGCCCTTACTAACCACTACTATGCAAGAGTTAATCTTAAAGATTTTATAGGGTATTTGAGGCAAAGACTGGATAGGCAAATACAGCCAGAGTCTGATAATATTATTGCTCTTAAAATGTTGGTAGAAGCAAATAAAAAACTTCCAGGATTGAAAGAAGTAGTCGATCTTAATGCTCCTGACCACTGGTTTGTTAAAACTGCTCAAACTGACCATAGCTCTAATTTGTATAGGCCTGAAACTCCAAGGAATGATGTGTTTGAATGGAAGCCTCAATGGTTTGTATATGGATGTGAGCGTAAAGATATGCCAGGAGGAGAATACTTTACTACACTATGGAATAACTTGGTTGAGGAGTTAAACAATGGATAGGCTAGATAAATGGGATAGAAGATTCGTAGATCTAGCCCTTATATTCTCTACTTGGTCTAAAGATCCTTCTACCAAATGCGGCTGTGTCATTACAGACGGTAAGTTTGTTAAGAGTACAGGATATAATGGGTACCCAGTAGGAGTAGAGGATGTGGAAGATTCAAGAGAAAATAAGCTCGGTAAGACTATCCATGCTGAGGTTAATGCTATACTTGGCATACCTAGTGAGTTTATTAAAAAATACTCGTTAACTCTGTATGTTATGCCTCTACCTCCATGCTCAAATTGTGCTTCTATTATATGCCAAACTCAAAAGATAGGTAAAGTTATATCTTTTACTCCACCTGAGTACGTAGAAGCTTACGAAAGATGGGAAGAGTCTTTAGAGCTGGGTAGAAATATGCTAACTCAATGTGGAATAGAATCAGTATACCATGTAAGGAGGTAGTATGATAAGTATAGTACATGAATTAAGAAAAGCCTCTGGTACTAATAAGAAACTGCAAATACTTAAGAGGTATAAAAACAATGATACATGGAAACAGTTTCTACACTACACGTATAATCCGTTTATTAACTTTCATGTATCGGCACAAGACTCTATTAATTTTGTCGGGGATCTTGATGACTATTCTGGAATGTTTAACATACTGGACTCTCTATCGGACAGGACTTTTACCGGAAATTCTGCACGACAGCTTGCTTATGAAGGGTCTGAAAAGTATGGAGAGATTTTTAGGTTAGCTCTTAAAAGAAGTATTAATGCAGGAATAAGTACAACTACTATAAATAAAGCATACCCTAAACTTATACCAGAGTTTAATGTAATGCTTGCAGTTAATCAAGACCCTGTTACATATCCTGTATATGCATCTATAAAGTATGATGGAGTTAGGTGTATAGTTTTTGTCAACAAAGATAGTGTTGAAGTGTTAACTAGAGCTGGTAAAAAGATTTATATTCCTGGACTTGAGAAAGAAATGTCTCAAGCTCCTTCAGGAGTGTATGATGGTGAATTAGTAGATAAACAAGGAAAGCAAAATAATAGAACAACTATTTCAGGTTTTGTTAATAAGTCTCTCAAAGGGGCTAGTATATCCTATACGGATTACCACTATGTTATATTTGACTATCTGACTATATGTGAATGGACTAACCAGAAAAGTTCCACTATGTATTCAGATAGGTATAGTTTTATATCTGATGAATTTTCTAAGGATAAATACGAATACTGTAAGCCTATAGTTCAGTCTGAAGTATTTAATAAAGATGATATAGATTCAATGTTTCGTATACTTATAAACGACGGATTTGAAGGGCTTATACTAAGGTACAAAGATGATCCTTACGTATGGAAAAGATCTCCAAGTCTATTAAAAGTTAAATCCACTAAAGAATGTGTACTAACCTGTGTAGGGACTATAGAAGGTAATGGTAAATACGCAGGTATGATAGGGGCTATATCATGTATAGGAGAACTCCAAGGAGTACCCATAAAAGTGGATATAGGCTCAGGACTATCCGATTATGATAGGGATAAAGCTCCAGAAGAGTATGAGGGTAAAAGCATAGAAATACTATACAATGATATAGTATCTAATAAAAATAATCCAAATGTATATAGCCTGTTTCTTCCTAGGTTTAAGCGTATAGTGGGTGGAATATGATAGAACTAATAAGATCAGTTCAAAGAAGCAATGGAACAACTACAGTATATTATATAGATGAAAAGAAAGGTACTCTTACTAGAAAAAAAGAGTATAAGAAAAAGCTATCTGAAAGTAGGAGAAATCAGCTTTTAGAGCTAGAAGAAAGAATGACTGAAATGGATAAGTCTATACAAAAAGATTGCATAGAAAGATGGAAAACTAACGATATATTAAAGAAAGTAGTGGGCTAAGAGATGCCCGGGGCCAGCCTAAAACAATGGGAGATTCAACGACGAACGATCAACGTCAAAGGCGGGCTGGTTCCGGGCTGTTTGAAAGTAATTATCAATCACAACAATGGAGTGAAAATGACACTACAAGACTTGTTAAAAATGAAGGTCAAGGTTGGCGATAGGGATGATTGCTCTCCCGATTTCAGGGTTGCTGTGCAACAGGTAGACGGTCCAGGCGGGTCAACGCATGTAATCATCCATGCGGATTCGCATGACAGCGAAACCATAGACCTATGGGTCCGTGGCGACAGGGTCTATAGGAATCCCGATCCAGTGTATGAAGATATTCAAGAATCGGGCGGAATCGCTCTGTGAAAGTAGAATCAATCGGAGACAAAATGAAAAATCATATAGAAAAATTGACAGACTCTATCAGAAACTACTCTGAGGCAGACCTGTGTTTAGGCACAATAAGGACGCTCAAAATGATAGATGACGCTTCGAAGGTATTGGAAAACCGGGTTAAAGCAATTGTGTCTGTACTCGATAAGCACCGGGCGGCGGTTGCCGAGCCGTACCTGATTCCAGGTGGGGCAAAAG